CTCCAAGTCACCGGCAATATAGAAGCCCTGTCTGGATTAGTCAGCGCCGCCGTGTTCCAAAACCCGACGTTGATTCAAAACAATTTAACGTTGTCAGCCTCGCTACTTGGCTGTCATTGACCGCAATCCAAGCCGGAACCTGTCCATCGTTTATAACCGCCCAAATCGGCGTTTGCGAGTCGTCAATGCCCGTCCAGATCGGCGTCTGTTGGTCGTTAATCCCGGTCCAGTTTGGCGTCTGCGTGTCGTCAATCGGCCCCCAAACATTCACTGAATGAACGGTGCCGTAGGCGATTACGCCGGTAGGTGTAACAACACAGGAGCCAGTGACGGATACCGAGCCGACCGCCCCTGTTGCGCTAACGCCGGTAACGAATACATTGCAGACCGGTACGACTTGGACACTATTGACCGAGCCGGTGGCGGATACGCCTGTCGGATAGATTTCGGCAGTGCCGGTGACGCTTACATTGCCAATCGCTCCCGTCGCGGATACGCCTGTTACGGTGTAGTTCGAATCACCCGTAACTGTATAAGGCGAGGCATAGCTTACGACGTAACCATCATCCCAATAGCCCGCGACGACGTACTCATCAAACGTCGTATAGACCGCTGGTACTGGCGTTAGGATGACGGTGACATCAGCCATATTAAGCGACGAAGTTGCCGGAGTTATTCGCTGGCAAGCGAGTCACGGTGTAGTAGCTTTGGGCCAGAGGTGTCACGGTTCCGGCACTGCTTGTTACGTTAAAACGCACGTTGGTCGCGGCGTTGGCAACGTAGATAGCCTTCACGATGATCGCGTGGTTAACAGCCGTAGTCAGCGAACCCGTAGCGCCGAAAGCCGCACCCGTCGTGGCGTTGTTAAAAATCGATGCTTGGTTGGCTGCCCCGATAGCTGCGCCGCCTGCAATCGCCCCTGTCTGGAGGATGCCGCTTACTGACGTAGGCGCGGAGGACGAAGTAATCGTGACCACGACTGTGCCTGCCGTGGTTTTGGTGAAGTACATATACGCCGTCAATTCGTAGATGCCACCCGCTGCCAAGTTGATTGCGCTATTAGCGCCGTAGAAGTTCGCAATAGCGGGGCCGATTGCTGCACCGTTAGCGGTGAGGCGAAACAATTGCGGGGCGGGAACATACCCTCGCAAGCTGGTTTCGTCGTTAGTAAATGACAAATTGACGCCGTCGTACTCCATCGTGCCGCCGTCCGGCGTTGTCATCAACGTGCCGCCTTTGAATTCCAACCCGCCTTGGGCGGCTGATCCAGCCCCGATATGCAGCCATTGCGTACCGTCCGGCGCTATTCCAACACCTACGCCTTGGTTAGTCTCATCAGCCTGCAAAACGGTGGAAAACGAAGGTGCAGAGAATCCGTTGGAAATACAAACCTGCCCTGTGCTGCCGGAGGCTCCAAACGCCAGTTCAGTGCCATTGCCATGAGCAACGCCGCCTGCTGTTGGGGTGTTATTACCGTTGATGATGACTGCCATATTTTGTCCTTACATTACGACCCAACGCTGGCCGGTTGGAACAGTAAAAGATACCCCATTGTCAATTTGCACCGGGCCGACTGACAGTCCATTATGCGAGGCTGACAACGTTAAATTGTTTTGAATCAACGTCGGGTTTTGGAACACGGCGGCGCTGACTAATCCAGACAGGGCTTCTATATTGCCGGTGACTTGGAGTTTGCCGCCGTATCCTGCTTTTCCGGTGGCCCCGATAACCGTTGTGTCAGTGGTGCGGCCCAGCACAACGGTGTTGTCCGACTGCACTTTGGCCTCTGAGCCAATAGCCGTGGCATAGTTACGCTGGGTCGCGCTTGCAAAGCCTGCGCGTGTGCCGATAAACGTGTTGTTGCTGCCGGTGGTAACGGCAAAGATCGAGCCGATGGTAACCCCAGCGCGTTCGCCGACTGCGACGTTGCTGCTACCGCTGGTGACCGCGTTCAGCGCCTCTGTACCAAACGCTGAGTTTAGGCCGCCCGAGGTGGTTACTTTAAGTGTGCTGTTGCCAACGCCAACGTTATTATCGCCCCCGCTCGCCGTTTCCATTGAGGATGCGCCGATTGCGATGTTATAGCTGCCGGTTGAGGCCGCCAGCGCGCTCAACCCGAATACCGTGTTGTATTGGCCCGCCGTCGCTGACCCGAACGCCGATCTACCCACAACGGTGTTCGTGGTGTAGCCGTTAGTCCCTCTGCCGATCTTTAGCCCGCTGATGGTAACGTCGTTAGTAACCGTAAGGCCCGTCAGGGACAGCGTGTTGCTCCATTGCGGCGCAGTGCCGGATGACGTCAGGACTAGATTGGCTACACCGATGCCCAACTTCGACAGCGTTGTCGATGCCGACGCGTAAAGCAGATCACCGTTGGCATAGCTGGTCTGCCCCGTCCCGCCCAGTGCTGCCGTGACCGGCGCAGTCAAGCTGAACTGCGTACCCGTCAGCGTGAGGCCCGTCCCGGCGGTATAAGTGCCAGCGCCAGCAAACTGCACAAACGTAACTGGCGTCGTACCGACTGTGACCATTACGGTCGTCTGCACCCAGCCCGAGTTAGCGTAGGTTGATCCGTAGGTCACAAACGTGAAATCACCGCTGGCAATCTCCGTTGCGGTATCAAAGTCCGTCGCGCGGGTCAAAACAGTCCCGCCAGTGGCCCACGTATAGATGCCATTGTTGGCTTGAGTGGCTTCGTTTTTAACAAGGATGCGGTCGCCGTTTTGCAGCGTGTAGCTGTCCAGCGTAGTGAGCGCGACACTGAGCGTAAGCGTAGCGCCGACGCCTGCGGTGCCATTGTTATAGGTAACAGTACCGCCTGTGATTGACGCCAGCGTGCCGGTTGTCGCGCACGCACAAGCCGCATGGACGTGCAGCCCTTCGGCCACCGCATCGACGTATTGCTTCGTCGCCACTTGCAGCGCGTTTGTGGGGTCTTGCGTTAGTGTAACGGATGTCAACCCGGCCAATGTGGTGCTGGTTGCGCCGAGCTGGATAGCCGTTGAGCCAATCGTCACCGGGGTCGTAAAGTTTCCATCGACTTCGGCGTAAGTAAGCGCCGAGCCTTTCGCCGCCCGAGTGACGATAGTCATTAGCCCACCTGGATAATTGCCGAGCCTGCGGTAGCAGCCGGGAAGTTAATGGTAAATGTACCGGCAGTGGAAGTTTTGTCTGAACCAAAATCTAGCACTGCAATCGCTTTGTCTGATTTGCTGCTGTTGTAGATCAACGCGCCCCGCGCCGTGATCGTAGCGGAAGTCCACGAGGTATCGTTGAAATCCACCACAGCCGTTGTGCCGTCCAGCGTCACTGCCGCGCCTGTCAGCGTATTGCCGCCCGCCGTGTAACCTGTGCCAACTACTTCATTCGATGTCGTGTAGACGGTCGTAGTGGCACCAAGTGTCGCGCTGCTGGTGTAAAGCGCGATTTTAATAACATCCGTATCCAGGTCGTGTTCTCCCAGCAAGATTTGCTGTTTGAACGAGGACACCATTGTTTGTGTGATCATGTGTTTATCCTACGTAAGAAAATTTCAAACCTTTGACGGAAGGGTAGTCACCGCCGCAAACCCGCTGGATTGATCTTTCAGAAATGCCGGTTTGCTTAGCAGCCTCAGTTCTGCACGAGTAAACAACCCCTGTAGTGTCACATTGAATTTTTCGTTTTTTGGATTCGGCCATTCTGGAAATGATCTCCTGACCGTAACGCCGCCCCATACACGCAGCACTCAGTTTTTTCTTAGATGCTTCCGACCATACCCTATTTCTGGCAGAGTCGCCGGCAGCCTTCTTGCGCTTTTCCTCATTTACCAACAACCGGGCTTTAGCCAACTGTTCCGCAACAACTGCTTTTTTCTCGGGGTGCTTTGCAAACCACTCCAGCTTTTGCTGCCTATTTCTTTCCCGTTGCTCAACAGTGCGTTTTTTTCCGATATTGCTAAGGCGAATTCGCTCTTTCGTGGCGTCATCGTACTTTCGGCCGAAAGTAACCTCGCCCCCATTGGTCTGGTTATATGCTGGTGCCAGTTGCAAGATGACGTCTTTTTCTAATTGTGCCAAGACTTCTTTTTTGACTGCACTGACATACTCCTCGACACAAAATGCCGACGCCCCGTATTTAGCAATCGCTTTATGAAAGTGTGTTTTTGGCGACCGGGAGTACGTCACGTGATTTGCCCAACGTCGAGCAACACCAACCGTAGTAAGGCCAACGTACTGCTTGCCCGTTTTGGTGTTTGTTGCTACATAAATGACGCCGTGATTCACGTGGCCTCCTGTCAATTAACCTGAATACGCACTTGGCCGTCACGGTAGGCGTCCATACGCTGCTTGCCATCACCCAAGTTTTTCAGCAATGCAATGGATTGGGCGTACATATCTTGGTACATCTTAACCAAGTCTGGCTCGCCCTTCATATAACGGATTGCTTCTACCATTACACCATTGAACAATGCCGAATCAAAGTTATCGCCCAGCCATGTTGTGTTAGCTGTGACAATAGATTCTGGGTAATAGTAATAATGCAGCTCTATCGTGTAATTCGACGATGGCGTTGGGCCAACGATGAATGTCAGCTCATTTACGCTTGATGAATCTGGCCCAAAAATCGCGTAATGCTTCGGCAATCCGGTACTCGTAGGTGACGGATAGGCTTCCCGGATGAAATTGACATCCTTGTTAAGCAGAAAGCTATAACTTCCTGAGCCATCTACCACCGCAATTGAATACACCGACAAGAAATCTGTCGGCGTTGCCAAGTATTTATTATTTGACGTCAATGTTCCAGTGACATTTTTACGAAGATTCGCAAGCTGAACAGTGTTGTATATGCGCTGTTCTGCTTGTTTAATCATTGTATTCATGTCCGTCGTATCGAACGTATTTTCGCAGAAATCTGAAACCGCAGTGACCAAACTGTTGTAGTCGATTTAAGCCACCCTGACCAAAGTAAGACTGCTTTTTACTTTGCCTTTCAATTTAATGTCGGCCACAACTATCAACCCAGAGGGCCGCGAGCCATTACGCCTTTGGTAGCAGCACCAGTGCCGCGAATCTTGATGCCGTCCGTCTTAACCTTGTCATTGCTGGTGATTGACACGCCATCCAGCGGTTGCCAATCTGTTTTCTTCTGCATCGGAATACGACGCCCGGCCTGAACAGCCGTTACTTTTTTGCCTTGCATGGTATGTGGCTCCGCATAAGTTGATGCCTGCCCAACCTCTTTGCCCATCAGCTTCTTGCTGTACTTAGGCATTTGGCTCACCCTTGTATTTAAAGGACGACTTCTTCTGGTTAGCCACCTTTGCCAAGCCACGACCAAGCTGCTTCATTTGCAGGTTTGTCTTGCCACCCTTGGCATAGCCTTTGGCGTGCATGGACTTTTCATGGGCTTTAACCGCCTTCTTTGCTTCTGTCTTGGCAATCTTCTTCATTTCCATTTTCATTCCCCTAAACAGTTACCGTTACTTGGCCGACACTGCCCGTTGCGTGCAGATCATTAGGCGTCAATCCGGCTGCATTCAGACTGGCTCCACCGACAGGATTCCAGCCCCATTGAAACACACGGCTACCTTCACCAATCGAGCCATCCGACGTAATGCCTGACTGTGTATAGCTCAGATCGCGCCGAGGATTCCGCAACGCCTGCGGATCATCGACCGGGTACATACCCAATTGTAATTGAGGCTGATCTGGCTCCCAGCACTC